GGCCGAGCGAGAGCATTGCGCGAACGCCGGGCTTGACTTCGGAGCGCTTCACTTGGCCCCCCACGCGCACACGATCGGGAAAGCCAGGCCGGCGATGGCACAGGCATAGATGAGGTAGGCGCAAGCGGTGATGAACATGCTGTAACTCCGGTTGGATGGCTGAACGGTATGGGTCAGTCGGAGGGAAACGGAGCCGAAAGAGTGGGCGTTTCGTCTTCCCGACTCGTTCATCCTGCCACGGAGCTAGGTGCTAGGCACCTGCTATCAGCGTCGGGGGAGCGCTTTGCTCGCCGTTTTGGGACACCGACCACTGCTCGGATTGTGCAGCTCCTCAGCCGTTCAGTGCCGCCTGACACTGCTCACTTGGTGCAGCTCCTCGAGTGTTCAGTGCTGTCCGTTCAGCTGCGCTTCTGACACTGAACGCGCGACACCTGAACGCACCGTGACGCTCCTCGAGTGTTCAGTGGTGCGCCGGGTACCCCCTGGCCCCCCACCCCCATGGAACGCGGGGCGAACACCCCCATCCCATCGATCCAAAAATTCAAACTCAGCGCTGGGGGTTGGATTCGAACCAACGACCTCCGAGCTGCCCTCCCGAAAGAGGGCCACCCGGTGCTCTGGACCGACTGAGCTACCCCAGCTCGATATTTATTTCAAACCACTCTCGGACCTGCAGAGCCGACTCGTGAACACCTGCACCCGCCGATGCTGGAAGATGCGTATCTTCCGCCCGTCGAACATCGTCCACACCTTCACGAGCGCCCACTGCCGCTTCCAGCGGTACCGCCGCCGATGCCTGCGCTTCGCGTTGCTCACTCCGCCACCCTGTCCGCTTCCGCGCTCAGCACCGCCACCAGCAGCGCCGCATCCTTGCACGTCGCGCACGTGGCGAGCCCCCGCTCCTCGACGTGCACCCACCGGTGCTCCGGGCCCCAGTCCCTCGGAAAGCCGTGGACGCTCCCGCACAGTACCCGCCCACAGAGCAGCACGTGGACGGTGGGGGTCATGGCCTACCCACCTCGCGCAGTGTCGCCCCGATGAACTCCGCCACGATGGGCGTCGCCACCCACCCCACGAACAGCAGCCCCACCACCACGAGCAGCGCCACCGTCAGCTTCGAGGGGGGCCCCGAGCTCACGACACCCTCACGCCGCTCAACATCAGGAGCGCCCGCTCGAGATCCTCGACGCGAGTCTGCAGCTGCTCGATGCGGCAGGCTTGCCCTGCCGTAATGCCGAGCAGGTAGCTCAACTCCGTCTTCTCGACGTCCGAGAGCGGCGCCTCGGCGTGCACTCGCTCGTGCAGCCTCTGGCAGGCCTCGCCCAGACGCGCTGCTTCGGTTCTGCTCACTCGCCCCTCCTGCACGCTGGGCACACGTTCTCGTCCGTCGTGACATAGAGGCCGTGCCGCTCGCACAGAGACAGCCTCGTCTTGCACTTCGGGCACTCGCGGATCTTGTACCGATACGAGCGCAGCATGGCCTCGAGCTCTGCGATGCGCTGGTCGCTCGCCTCGCGCTCGCTCTCTAGCGCCTCGAGCACGCGCTTCGCCTGCTCCGGCACCTCGCCGATCTGGTTGTTCACGTCCTGCCGGCAGAGCCCCAGGTGCTCATCGAGCCCGTCGTTGGTCCCCATCGGCCCCCACTACGCGATCAGTCTTCGAAGCGGTAGCTGAACAGACGAACCCTGGGGGGACACCGCCGGGGTTTCCATCGATTACGCCTCGTCCTGGCTCCCGTCCCCGCAGCGGGGCTCCGCCGGGACTCATCTTCTGTCCCGGCCACTGGGATTGCAAGCAGTAAGTGGCGTCTGTTCAGTGTCACTTGTACAGCCTTGCCTTCGGGTGGCCCTGCAGATGCCGGAAATGCGCGATGCAGAGCCCCACCCCCCGCGCCGTCGTCCACCTCACCTTGTCCCGGCAGGGCCCGGGGTACGTCTCCCTCAACATGCTCTGATCTCGCAGGAAAACGAGGATCCGGTGCGGGCTCACCCGCAGGAATTGCGCAATTTCTCTCACGTAAAAGCGCTCTCCTTTCGTGGCCTTGGTCGGAGGGGGCAGTACTGAACGTTCGTCACTGGCCGGATGGCGTGCCATATTGTCCTCGCATGACGTTCTACCCGACGCCGATGCTGCGCGAGATCAACGGGGAGGCCGAGAAGCAGGCTCGCCTCACCCGAATGCTCGAAATCGAAGACGAAATCTACCAAACGGCCGCCGGTATCCTCCACGCGACCCTGGATTTCTGTCACGTCACCCCCGATCAGCAGGAGCCACCCGAGGAATGGGTGACCCGTTTCGGGGCAGATGCGGCGAAAAAGCGCCTCGCGGTCGCGAAAGCGGGCTGGCTCCCCCAGTCCCTCGGTCCTTCGGGCCCGAAGTACGCCGTCCAGCTCGTCGCCGGCATCTCGCGCGCGCGCCGCATGCAATCGGCGCAGCTCGGCGCCCCCCGTGAGGTGAACGCCAAGCTCGTGCTGCCCGTGCCCACCAGCGCCGGCATGCCCGGGGCCCCCGAGTACCCCTCGAAGGAGGTCGAATGACCCTCATCATCGCTCACCGCGATGGGTGGATGGTCGCTGATCGGCGCACCGTCTTCGAGGACTGCCTCATCGGTCCCTACCGCTTGAGCAAGATCAAGCGGGGGCGGGCACTTCTCGTCGCGTGCGCCGGCAACGGGGTCTTCGCCGACCTCGTGCAGGAGGCCCTTGCTCCGTCCCCGGCTGACGAGCTCCGGGCCGTCGCGCAGGTGTTCCGCGACAAGGGCGCCGACATCGGCGGGCACGCGCTCGCGGTCACCCCCTCCGGCATCTGCGAGATCACGAGCAAGGGCGGCGTCGTGTGGCTCGACGCCGCCTATTGGGCGATCGGGTCTGGATACCCATTCGCGCTTGGATACATGCAAGGGCGTTCCGCGGCAGGGACATGTCCAATCGACGCAGCCCTGGCTGTCGACGCCATCAACTTCGCCGCTACCCTCGTCAACAACGTCGGGGACGGCCACCAGGTGGAGCACCTCGGCTGATGCTCACCGCCGGGCAGCAGATGGTGCGGGTCGAGGACGGCATGAAGGGCGTCGTCGAGCTCGTCGCCATGCCCGGCTTCGAGCAGTACGAGGAGCTGCGCGTCGTCTACATGGATCGGGGCGAGAAGCGCATCGCCGGCAAGCGCGAAGCGTGGGAGCCCGTGACGCCGCCGCCTCGGAAGCTGCGAGAGGAAGAGATCGTGCGCGTCGCGTACGCCGCCGACCAGGCCCTCCGATCCATCGACAAGAACGAGCCCGACAAGTGGTGGCGGCGCGACAGGATTCCGGACGGCATCCATGACCTCCAGCTCCTGACCCTCATCATCGAGTACCTGCGCAAACGAGGCTGAGATGCTCGACAGGTCGCTCTACTCCCCGAGCCCATGGAGCTCGAAGTTTCACGAGACGACCTGCGATCAGGTGCTCGGCGGAGGAGCGGCGGGGCCCGGCAAGAGCCTCACCCTGCTCTGGGACAGCATCGTCACCCAGGCCGTCATCGAGCACGCGCGCATGACGGGGCAGCTGCTCGATCAGTTCCCCGAGTGGCTCGCTGACCTCTGCAGGAAGCACCCCATCCGCCAGGGCGAGAGCGAAGGTCACACGCTCCACATGCGCCGGACGATGCCGCAGCTTCAGGAAACCATCGACCGCTCGATGCGCATGTTCCCGAAGTTCGACCCCTACGCGAAGTACAACAAGGACCTGCACCGCTGGGAGTTTGCCAGCGGCTACAAGTACACGTTTGGCCACTGCCGCGAGAGCAACAGCCACGAGGACTACCTCTCCAAGCAGTACACCGCGCTCGATCTGGACGAGGCCTACCAGTTCGACGAGAAGCAGTTCGAAGAGCTCGACGGTCGCGTGCGCACCGCCGACCCCGTGCTGAAGTTCTTCAAGCGCACGAGGCTGATGAGCAACCCCGCGCCGGGCTGGCTGAAGGACACCTTCGTCAGCCCCGAGCGCAAGGGCAACGTCATCCTCAAGCGCAAGGTGCTCGACCCCGAGACGGGCGAGTGGGAGTGGAAGACCCAGCTGTTCCTCCCTGCAACGCTCGACGACAACCCCGACAAGGGCTTCGTCCGAGACTACAAGTTCAAGCTGCTCAGCAAGCCCGCGCACATGCGCGCGCGCTACCTCTACGGCGACTGGGACAGCGTCGAGGGCGGCTACTTCGAGGACGACTACAACCCGGGCGTCCACATCATCGCGCCGTTCAAGATCCCGCGCGACTGGCCCAAGTTCCGCATCATGGACTGGGGCTACAAGTCGCAGGGCACGTGTGTTTGGGCGGCGCTCGACCCTGACGAGAACATGTACGTGTTCTATGAGTTCAACTTCCGGCTGATGAAGGACGCGGAATGCGCGCTGCGCATCGCCGAGATCGAGAAGAACTTCGGTTTCTGGGACAAGCGCGAGAACAAGAGCCGGCTTCTGTCGTCCGTCGCCGACACGCAGCTCTGGGAGGAGCGCGGCGACAGCGGCAAGAGCAAGGCGGCCGTCTTCGCCGAGCACGGCATCTACTGGGAGCCCGCCGACAAGGCCTCCATCCAGCGCAACGCCGAGCGCGTCGCCGAGCGCCTGCGCGACTACGACGACAAGCGGCCGCCGGCGCTCATGGTCTTCGAGAACTGCAAGAAGACGCGCGAGATGCTGGCGAGCATCAAGGTGGACGAGAAGGACTCGCTCGTCCCCGACAAGAAGAGCCCGCTCAAGCACTGGTTTGACGTAATCGCGTACGGAGCTGCGCGCGCGAGCCGCGGACGAGGGAGCATCGTGATGGAATCCCACGAGTTCGATAGGGCCGACAACGACAACGCCGAGGATGCTCTGCCCAAAGCGAGCGGATTCGGGTACGGGAGCTGATATGACAGAATCTGTCACACCGAGGGCGCCCGATCCCCCGCTGGTCGACCCGGAGACGGGCGAGACCGCGCCGCTGTCGCCGCAGCGGCAGCCCGAGCTCCTCGAGAGCTACCTCTCCCGACTCAAGGCCGATCCGGAGCGGTTCCGCAAGTTCGTCTACGGGACTTGGGATGTGACGGAGCCCGACGATGCCGCGTGATGCCGACCTGAAACTCTGCGGGTGTTCGACCCGTCGCTCTCCCGATGGAAAGCGAATCATCTTCGAGGCCTGCGTCGAGCACCTTGATCACGTCCTGTTTGAGGTGGAGCGGGAGCGCATCGTGCTCGCCGCCCAACCAAGGAAGCCTGACTGATGCCGCGTGATGCTGACACCCGCGAGGGGCTCGAAGCGCCGGGGAACGGCGAAGAGCCGAACCTCCAGGCGCTCGGGCAGGAGATGCCCGCCGGCGACCCCTTCGAGTACGACCCCGACGCGGTCAATCTCGTCAAGGAGTTCAAGACGCACCCCGAGGGGCGCTCGGCGCTCAAGCGCATCGGGCAGAAGTGCCTCGGCGACTTCCAGACCGCGTGGGAGGCGACCGAGAAGTTCCGCAAGAACAACGCCGACGTCTGGAAGCTGTTCTCGGGCATCCTCGACCCGAAGGCGCCGCCCTTCCAGGACCTCGCCAACGCGCACGTGCCCATCCTGATGGAGAACACCATCCGGATGACGACGCGCCAGGCGTACGAGCTCTTCGGCAACTGGACGAACGTCTTCGGCGTGACGCCCATCGGGCCCGACGACGAGAAGACGGCGAAGCTGCTCTCGCTCCACGGCAACTGGCAGATCCGGAAGCGCATCAAGGACTTCAAGCGCCAGATCGGCCATCGCGGCCTGCTCATGTTCGATCTGTTCGGTGACGTCGTCTGTCACAGCTACTGGGACCCGCAGCACCGGTGCAACAGGCACGAGATCCTCTCGGCGAACGAGTTCGTGTGCGCCAACGCGCACGTCTCGACCATGCCCGACTTCTCGGACGTGTCCTGGGTGGCGAAGATCATCTACATGGACGGCCACGAGCTCCGGAAGATGGCGGGCACGTGGGAAGACCTCGACACCACGCTCAAGCAGCTGCCGCCCGAGTGGGATGACGCGACCATCACGCAGGAGCTGCGCGAGCAGGTCGACAAGATCATCGGCGTCGACTCTGCCGCCTACCAGAAGGGGCAGTACCGCATCATCCAGTACGAGGGCTGGATGAACCTGCCGCCCTCGACCGCGAAGAACCCCCAGGGCGAGCCGAACGAAGACCGGGACCGCTACTGCAAGGTCATCGTCGACTGGCAGACGCAGACGGTGCTCGCGCTCTCGGTGCACGAGCGCGTCGACCCCTACGAGAAGCGCCGGTACGAGTTCCAGATGCAGGAGCTGC